CGAGACTTAGTAAACTTATATGGTTCACCGTTCTTCTATACAACGACAAATGGTACACCAATTCAAGGTTATGAGTTAAATGAATATGGATTGTTAGCAGCCTATAGTACATTAGGTGTAACAAATCGTTGTTATGTTTTACGTGCTGATATTGATTTGGCCAGCTTAGTCGGTCAAACAGGGCGCCCAACAGGTAATCCAGCTGCCGGTACATGGTGGTTAGATGCTACTTCTAGTACATGGGGAATTTATGAATACAACCAAACTACTAATCAATTTACACTACAAACTCCTATTGTTATAACAGACAGTACACAACTATCAGCTGGCATACCATTAGATAGTATAGGTAATATTGGTGATTATGCAGTAAATGCTATGGAAATCACCGGTGTACCTTCGAGTTCAGCAAATAAAACGTATTTTTATAAAAATACAAGAAATGAATGGACTTCTGTAGGAGTAGCAAATTGGAGAAGAAATATTCCTACAATCCAAGCTCAAAATTCAGTTACCACAATAGCGGCATCCGGTTCATTTGATATCACTATGTCTGGATATTATACTACTACTATTACTATTCCCTCAAGTACTACTGTTACTGCTGTTGCAGCTTTAATAAATGATTTAGACTGGACTGGACTTTCAGCAGAGGTGCGTAGTGGTAAGTTGTGCATATTTAGTAACCAACTAATACTATCAGCTACTGCTAGTATAGAAATCTCCGCAGTTACTGGCTCGGCAGGTACTGCTGCCGGTGGTATTGGTTTAGTAGCAGGTACATATAATCAACCAATTGTTTATTACGGTACAAGTGCTCAAATGCCATTATGGGGTAGCAATCAAACTACACCTAGACCAACAGGTTCAGTATGGATTAAAGTTGGATCGGCTGGTACTGGTTTAAGCCCAGTTATGGCTCAGTTTAATGGTGTTACAAATTCTTGGACTAACAAAACAGTTGGATTGGCAACTAGTGATTGGACAATATCAGCTAGTATTGATTCTACGGGAGGTAAAGCTATTCCTGCAGGATCTGTATATGCTCAATACTCATTTAACGGGGCATTATCAACAGCTCCGGTATATATATGGGAAAGACTTGCTACAGGTTCTACTGTAGTCACAGGAACAAATACAGAACCAGTGTTTAATAGTACAAATTGTGTTGGAGCCGGTCCTTATTACATGAATGTTTATGTAAGTGTTCCAGGAAACTCATCACTAAGTTCAGCATTTAATGTTACAATACCTAATGCTAGCACTGCAACAGGTTTTGTCACAGCATGGCTTGCGGCAAATATATTGTATACTACTGCAACTGTTACAACAGACGGTTCTATTCAATTAGTACATACTGAAGGTGGAGAAATTATATTAGATGATACAGTAAATTCATCATTTGTATCTGATGGAGTATCTAACGGAGTAATTGCAGAAGCAGGATTTGATATAGGCGTGACATCCGGTTGCAAGTACGGACCAAGCGTTTTAGCTACATTTGCAGCTGCACCGGCAGCAGGAACACAACCTGTTACTTCGGGCGTAAATGCGACATTTAATGTTACTAGTTCCGCACAAGTATATTACATTAATGGTGTAGGCGTTACAGCGGCCGGCACTGGTTATATTGTAGGTGATACTGTTGTAATTAACGGAACATCTTTAGGCGGTATTTCAGGTTCTAATGATTTAACTGTTGTAGTTACGGAAATTGGCGGGTCTGGTGGAATCACAGCATGTGCATATGTGTCAGGTGCCCCGTCAGCAAATTATAGAACTCAGTTAAGTAATTGGGTAGAATTTACGTATATTGCTAATGAGGGTCAGCCTGCAGTTGCTCCTGCTAATGATACAAACTGGTTCTATTCAGTGGTTGACCAAGTTGACATTATGGTTAACTTCAATGGCGCATGGTATGGTTACGGTAACAGAGATTATGACTCTAGTGGTTTCCCGCTACCAACAGGAACAAATGAAACTGATCCTAACGGTCCAATTATTAGTGCAACTGCTCCATCTGCAACAACCGGACAAAGTGACGGCACAGCATTAGTATACGGTGATTTATGGATTGATACAAGCGATTTAGAAAACTACCCGATAATTAGTCGTTGGCAAAGTGTTAATGGTATCGACCAGTGGGTATTAATTAACAACACAGACCAAACAAGCAGTACTGGTGTAGTATTTGCTGATGCACGTTGGTCAGATGATCAGGATACAGTTAATCCAGTTGATGATCCAATACCAACAATTGTTAGTTTGCTAACTAGTAATAATCTTGATTTAGATGCACCTAGTCCAGCACTATATCCATCTGGAATGTTGTTATTCAACACACGCCGTAGTGGTTATAATGTAAAACAGTACATGGTTGATTACTTTAACGGCACAAGTTTCCCAGATGAGACACTACCTACATTTACTAGTACTTGGGTAACAGTAAGCGGTAATCAAACAACTGGTGCACCATATATGGGTCGTAAGGCACAACGTGCAATGGTTGTACAATCATTGACTGCGGCTATTTCTACTAATACAGCAATACGTGATGAAGATAATTTCTTTAACTTGATAGCAACACCTAACTATCCAGAACTACAACCTAGCATGATTGTGTTGAATAATGACCGTGGCCAAACCGGTTATATTCTAGGTGATACACCGATGAGATTACCAGATGATGCTACTGCAATTCAAGCTTGGGCCAACAATGAGGCAGGCGCAGCAAGTACAGGTGAAGAAGGTCTAGTAAACCGTGATACATATATGGGTCTATTCTATCCTAGTGGATTAGCAACTGACTTACAAGGTAATCAGGTAGCAGTACCCCCATCATATATGATGTTACGTACTTTCTTACGCAATGATACTATTAGCTATCCTTGGTTAGCGGCAGCCGGTACTCGTCGTGGTACAATTGACAATGCTTTAAGCATTGGTTATATTGATAGTGCTAGTGGTGAGTTCCAATCGATAAAAACACGTTTAGGTATTCGTGATGTATTGTATATCAACTTTATTAATCCATTAGTATTCTTTACTGGTGTTGGATTATTAAATTATGGTAACAAGACTAGCTTTAATAGTTCAAGTGCATTAGACAGAACTAACGTTGCTCGTTTGATTGCCTACATACGTAGACAATTGACATTAGCGGCAAGACCGTTTGTGTTTGAACCTAACGATGCATTGACACGTAATCAAATTGCTGGTGTTGTACAATCATTAATGGTTGATTTAGTTGCTAAACGTGGTCTATATGATTATTTGGTAGTGTGTGACGAAAGTAACAATACACCGGCAAGAATCGATAGAAATGAACTTTGGATTGATGTTGCAGTAGAGCCTGTTAAGGCGGCTGAATTCATCTATATACCAGTTCGTATATTGAACACAGGCGAGCTTGGTGGACAATAATAGAATATGATACCCCGAGAGGGGTATCTATTTAAATAGATAAATATTAATAACAGGAGAAAAACATGGCAATAGCCTCACAATCATTGTTTAACATGACCGTAGCGTCAGACAACGCTGGCGGAAATCAGGGCTTGCTAATGCCCAAACTACAATATCGTTTTAGAGTTAACTTTTTAAATTTTGGTACTAATAATGCCACTAATGAATTGACAAAGCAAGTTATTGACGTAACACGCCCATCAGTTAGTTTTGGTGAAATTACTATACCGGTTTATAACTCTACTATGTATTTGGCAGGTAGACATGAATGGCAACCGATGACAATCAATGTTAGAGATGATGCTTCGGGCAGCGTTTCAGCACTGGTTGGCCAACAATTACAGAAGCAAATGGACTTTGTTGAACAGGCTTCAGCCGCAACTGGTCAAGATTATAAGTTTCAAACAAACATTGAAATCTTAGACGGTGGTAACGGTACTGCTACTCCAATCGTGTTAGAAACTTGGGAAGTATATGGATGCTTCTTACAGGCAGCTAATTATAATAATTTAGCTTACAGTTCAAATGAAGTTGTAACAATACAATTAGCAATTCGTTTTGACAATGCAGTTCAATCACCATTGAGTTCTGGTGTTGGTACAAGTGTTGGTCGTGCTTTAGGTGGCGCATCAGCTACAGGTATTGGTGCTGGTCAAGCTTAATATATTTTAATATATTAAATGTCTGGATTCTTTCAGAACTTATTAACAGACGCTGCCAATGGATTCTTTGGCAACGACTACCTTCGTGATTATACTCATGCTAGTAAGACATTCAGACCTAATGCATACCAATATGCACCTAAATTTAAGTTCCTATTCCATGTGTATTTTGAAATCAATCAGAGTGCGTATGCAGTAGGATTACCACAAGGTGCTAATTTTGGACTAGCAGTTAAATCTGTTAAATTACCAAGCTATACTTTTGATACACATGTGATGAATCAGTATAATCGTAAACGTATTATACAAACAAAAATTAAATATGATCCAATTGATATTAATTTCCATGATGATAATGGAAATTTAATACGTAACTTGTGGTATAACTACTATACTTATTATTACAAAGATGCAACTATACCGGTAGCATCAGTGTCAGGGCGCCAAGCGCAACAAACAGGTAATGGTAGTACTAATAGTCCTAATAATGCAAACTACAATTCAAGAAACATTTACTCACAATCTATTACCGGTGATACTAATTGGGGCTATGTAGGAGAAACATCAGATAGCCCTGCTACTAATACACAAGCCGCAACTGGACAAACTAAAATTCCATTCTTTAAGAATGTTACCATATTTGGCTTTAACCAACATAACTATGCGGCTTACACATTGATTAATCCTATCATTAATAGATTTGCACATGATACCTACGATTATTCACAGGGTAATGGTACCATGACAAATACAATGACATTAGATTATGAAACTGTTAAGTATTTTCAAGGTGCTATTAGTGGAAAAGAACCTAGTAATATTGTTGCTGGATTTGGTCTTAATGCAAATTATGATAGAGTAACTAGTCCTATATCAAGACCCGGTAGTCAAGCTAGTATTTTAGGTCAAGGTGGTTTAGTAGATGGTGTTAATGGAGTTATTGATGATTTGTCAGGTGAAAACACAAATATTTTAGGTGCTATACAAAAAGCAGGAGCAACATATAATACTCTTAAAAATATGAATTTGAAACAAGCTATTAAGAGCGAAGTAAAAACTGGCATCACTAATGCTATTATGAATCCATTAAACAATACAGGAAGAAACGTATTATTTAATTTACCTATATTTGGTTCTACACCAAATCAAGCTCAACAAGCAAATGGTAGAGCAGTGGTTCCCCCTAATATAAATAGTACAGGAGGTTAACTCATGGCAAGAATTATAGACGACCGCACTGGAATAGACTTAACAGTTAAAATATTTGATGATTTCTACGCATTTAATATGGTAGTTAATGGTAATGAATTTGATATTGTTAATGGTTATTTTAAAACAGTATGTGCTACTAAAGCAATTGCAGGCAACTTTACTTCATTTCTATTTAGAATAGCACAAGAGACGGGTATCCCTGTATTAGATTTGTTAGGACAAATTCAAGGTAGTAATAAATTAGAGATGAATCAAGTTATATCATACTATCTAAATAGTTTTAAATCTAAAACAAGTTTGTATGGCGTAAGCACCGTACCACAATCAAATCAACC